TTCCGCATTTATCTTTTTGATTAAAATGTAATTCTCTCGGAATCCACATTAACCCCGATGGGCTACTTGGATCTATTTTTAATATCGATTGTATATGTTCTAAAGGGATTCCACTTATCGATGTAATTCTTTCTTTAATTGCATTCATTAACTTCTCCCTAACTTTGAGTACCCAAGAATCAAATTCGTTGCCCCATAGTTATCCGTTGTTTCGCCTATTTCGACTAGGAAGGGTTTGTCCACAAGTTCTTCGGGTTTCATCACAGTAGTGATCCCGCATGAGGAAGCCAGCCTTGCTAGCTTCCTTCTTGAGTCCGCTCTGAACTTTGTGTCAGTCGAAAAGATGTGAAAGTTTGCATCCAATGCTCTGCCCTGCTGTGCCCCTTGCAATATCTGCATATCGCAAGCAAGGTATTTGTTTCCCGCTCTGGATGTCTTAATCTCCGCTCGCATGATGCGAGCAGAGTAAGTTCCAGCGGGAATGGGTTTAGTTTCTTCTGGATCGAATAAAGGTTCATCACTCATTGATTAAGCTCCAAATAAGGTAGGTTGATTGCTAACAGGCTTCTTCCTTTTAATCGGAAAGCTAACAGGTTTAATTCTTTTTTCTTCAACCCTTTGAACTGGATCTGTTTCAATCGACTTTAAAACTCGAATACCATTGTCATCTTCAATGATTAATCTAGATGGGGTTCTTGGAGTCCACAAAGCGATATCCAATGCATCTTCTAAACACTCAGGGTAATCAGATTCAAATGTGTTCTTCCAAGATTCCTTGTTAGACCAACTGGGCGGGAAATTAAATTTTTCGACAATTGGTTCTGGATCGACTGTCCAATGATGTGCTATTAGTTGACCATCTTCAGTAGACCAATCCGTGTCTACAACTGATGCAATCCGTGAGCGATACATTCCTCTTCGCTCTAGTGTTTCAATAAAACTTTTTTCACCAAAAGCATTTGTAACCGCTGCTCGTAACTCAAAAATATTGGCAATAACTTCCATGTCTACCACTCCTTTTTAAACTTAAGATTTACATCCATTTTTTCGATTACTGGGGAATCAGACATTAAAGTTGTCGATGCCCCAGTTTCTATCGAATTCCTTGTTCCCTGACATCCAATCAAGAAACACAAACAAAACAAGAAAAGTTTACTCATGTTGCACCTCCTTACCTTTCTTATCGGTTGCTTCCAAGTGCAACATGAGCAAAGATTAAACAGCTTTCAAAAACTTTTCTACATTTTCGTAAGTAGAACCGTTCTTTTCGCTGTTTTTTATTTTAACCACACAGGCCTGACCAATGATGTTTGTCAGGGTCATGCGATCTAATCCAAGAGCAGCATCAAGACTCTGCCTTAACTTTGCATGAATACTGCAAACCTGCGGGTTAGGGTGACCGTCTTTGATATACAGCGTAAAGGTTTTGTACCTTCCTTGCATATCATGCGGAGCATCGATCTGACAACCAAGAGACAACCATTTTTTGTCATCCTTAGTACGGACTTCCGCTTTGGTAATGATTACTGGATATTCCCCTGGAGGAAGAATATCAGCCTTTAAAAGCTCCTTCGCTTCATCTTGGCCAAAGATTTCAAATTCATCACTCATAACTACTTACCTTTCTTAGAAAAAATTTCATTAACCTTAGTCACAAAATTGTCAACAGTCATCGTTCCAGTTACCCCTGGGATTCTGGATTTCGCAGTCAGTCCACCCCTTGGTGTTACCGTAATCGTTCTGCGTACTTCGTTGCCGTCTTTGCGAATGATAGGCTTGCCATCATCACCAACCATCAAATCAATCTCAACGAACCCAATTAAGTCTGCCCAACTGGTTACCCATTCGGACATTGCTTTGTCAGCACGAACACCGAAAGAAGCATATTCGCCTCTTGTTGGGTCATTTACACTTTTTACTGTCGAATGACACAAAAAGTAAACCCCAAGATCCTTCTTTGCATTAAGGCTATTAATCAGCAGAGACATCTGCGTTACAGACTCGACAAGACCTTTACCATACCCACCGCAAGCTAGCACGATTGATGATGCTCCAGATGTTTGGCAGATGTGCTGATGAAGCAATCTTTCCAACGCAGTTAGAGAATCAATAACAATGTTTTCATAGGCAAACTCTGTAGATGTTACGATTTCTTTAATCGTAGCTACAAATTCTGACCATGTTTTTATTGACACGCAATCAATGTCTATGCCTGAGATACCACCCTCGACATCAAGAAACAAAGCTTTTGTAAGCTTCGATCCCATCGTGGATTTACCCGAACCCTCCGCACCAAAGACAACTGCCTTTGGCTTATTAGTCAAACCAAAACCAACAGGCTTACCAATTTTCATGTTAACCCCTTCCTTTGAAAGTAACTTCCAACTCGTACTTTTTGAGTCCGTGATACAACGATATCACTTTGACCGATTCAACATTTGCACCAAACTGAGTGCGAAGACCAATCCTTACAATTTCTTCAAGTTGCTCATTTGATAATTCAATAGAAACAACTGTGTTTAAATCGCCCATTTTCATTCTCACTTTTATGATCGTGTCAGAATACGATCCTCTGCCCGAAGTGATGTCATCTATACTGGTGATAGACATCATTTTGTTTTGGCCAATAGCATGGGTGCTAATACCATTAAACAAAAGAAACTTCAGAAGCTGCTCGTCAGCATTAACAACACCTGTTATGGTTAGCGGTTCCACATATGCATCTTCATTAAGACTGCATGGTGGCGAAAAACTCGGAACAATTATCTGCCTCAACTCTCGATCAATCATGGTAATTTCATCTTCCATGACACTCCCCTTTCGTTGAAAAAAAGTAAAAACTAGCGGTGCGTGTGCTAGCCTCGGTAAAAACTAGTGTCTTTTTAAGGTTCGCAACGAGCTTACCCATATGACCACCGCTAGTCATCATCATCCAGATGTATCTCCGCATCTGGACAAGATTCGGTTTCTGCTCTAGAAGCGTTTTTCTTATCTTTAGAAATTATTGGGATCGTATTATCGCCAATGTGATAAAGATCAATTCCATAAAATAACCTTGCTTCCAAAACAATTATTTTTTCTGTACTTCCAGGGGGATGTGGACAAAAGCTTGACGCTTCGTCAAATGAAAGAAGATTATGTTTTTTCTTCCTAGGCATCGTGCCAACTCCAAACTCAGTTCCACTCCCACCACATCGTCTATCCTACGATCCGTTAAATTAAAAGTCAAACCCAAAACAGAAAAAAAAAGAAAATAAAAGAAAATAAAAGATTCTATGGTAATAATAAATATTTATGATATACTTATTGTGTTGTCAGTTTTACCTAATTGAAAGGGGTGCGTTATGTGGCACGAAGTGCATGACAACCTTTGTGCTTTGGCCAGATGGCTTAAGTATGAAGGTCAATGGGATGGTGTTGGAGGTGTTGGGAATTTGCTTTATTTTTTTGAAAAGCCCTGGAAGTATGATAGCGAGTGGAGTGCTTATCAGAAGCATTTAAAGAAGGAGAAAGAAGATGCCGAAAAAACACGGGTCTAAAAAGGATCGGCAAAAACTCACGGTAGTTTTTCGACCTAATTCGGATTTGAAAGAGCAGTTGAATTTTCTGGCACTTAGCCAAAACAGAACTATGAATGGTCAGGTTCTGGATATCCTTGAGAAATTTTTTAAAGAAAGAGCAATCTAATGTTTCCAATTGAATATGTGTCTCATTCACGCTTGGAGTTGTTTCGCAAAAGCCCAGTCTTGTATAAGAAAACATACATAGACAAGGTTGTTCAGCGTGATCCATCTCCAGCAATGATCCTTGGTTCCTTAGTTCATGCAATGCTGCTTGAACCAGCTACAGTTAGTGAACGCTTTGCGGTAGCTCCTGTTTGCGATAAGCGAACTAAGGTTGGCAAAGAAACTTGGGATAATTTTAAATCATCCTTAACAGATGGTGTTGAAATTATTACCCATGATGATGTCGAACAGGCTAATAAAATGATTGCTGCAATTGCAGAAAATTCTGCTTCGCAGTATTTTAATTCGCCATCGATCATTAAAGAGCAAGAGATTTTAACCACTATTGAATTTGATGGGCAACCATTACAAATCAAGTTCATACCTGATATGTACTGTCCAGAAAAAGGGTTGTTAGTTGATCTGAAAACTGTTGGCTCTTACGATCCAATGGACTGGGCGAAAGAATGTGTCTTCAATGGATACCTTCGTCAGATGGCTTTATATCGATTTTGTCTAAGGTCGATGCACATTCCAATTAACGATGTTTACCATATCGTTGTTGATAAAAATGAGTATCCTTCTTGCATGATCTGCCAGTTTGATTCAAGCGATTTGGATCGGGCAGAGAACCAAGTTTTTGAAGCGATTCGCAAATACCTTGCTGCTCATCAGACTGGTAATTTTGTGCCTGAGTATTATGGGGTTGTTCCCAAGATCGTAGCACCCGCTTGGTCTTGGAGATAATATGAAAATAGACCCAATACTCTTTACCCTTCCTCCATCAGCTAATAGCTGCTGGAGGAATTATAAGGGTAGAGTGATACTTAGTG